TCCCTTATCGAGAACGTGATACGGTACCTCGTGGTTCCAATAGTTGAGTAGGTGTGACTCATTGTCCTTGAAGGCGTCGTATGATAAGATGTAATCCGGCCTAGACCCAAACACTTCTGTCGAGGCGAGTGCTTCTCCTCCGATCAGAGGGATGATGGTGGCGTGTGTGATGTTGCTCATGCGAATAATCCCATAACTGAATTGGCCTGATGCTGCTTCGTGTTGTACTCTCGGCCCTGCCAGTGTGGATAGAACTCACGAGAGAGGTGTACTGATTGCGGCTTCTCCATGTATTTGAAGTCTAGCTCGCCCTTATTATTCTTTAGCTTCTCGCACCAGCGGAAGAAAGTAACTCCATTGCCCTGCTGCTTGATGGCTTCGTCGATGAAGATGTCGCGAACGTTGTTACGCTCATCCCATGATCCATAGAACGGAGTCTTCTCATACCAGCCAGTCTTCGGAATGGAGCGCGACTCGTTCTCGATAGGGAGAGGCTCGTAGATCTTGATCTCGGAGCCGGTGACATTGACGATGTATTTAGCCTCGTCAAAATACTTCTTTACAAGGTCACGAGTCGCAGAATCAGGATCAGGCTGACGCATGAGATGATGACGTATGTCGATATTGCCAAAGTAGAACTCCAATTGCTTGAATGGAATCTTGTCAGTAGGATAGAAACTCTTGAGCCCCATCTTAAGGGCGCCGTGAAGAGTCTTGAACGGCACTGAATTTACCATCCAACCAGGACGATACATGCAGATAGCGTGGCTGTCACCCATGGCCGCCTTGTCGTACAGGACTAACTCATTAGGATTGACTACCTCTGCTGTAGAGATCATGCGCTGGAGATTAGGCCAGTCTACCTCGGCCCACATCGGATTGATCTCTTTGTTCTTCTCTTGCATCAGCTTCATCTTATGCTGAAGATCCGCGTAGTAGTCAGGATGCGGGATCATCAACGAGTAGACTTTGCCTTTGAACTTAGAGAAGTTCACGAAGTTGTCGATATAGGGGAACTCCTTCAATCCACCGAACAGATTGAGATGACCAGACCAGTCGTTACCATGATAGACATACAACTCTTCGAACTCATTGAAGTCTTCGTGATAGAAGTCGAGCGTCATGTTGACGGTGACGTCTTTGCCAGATTGGCGGATCTGATCGGCATAGATTACTCCCTGAGCAGCGCGATGGCTGCTCAGGTTACTTGCGATAGTAATGAAGGGGGTTGCTACTAATGCTCTCATTTCAAATTCTTGTCCCAGTCACGATACGAGTCTATTGTATCTAGTATAGCAGGATTTGTTAGTAGTGGTTCACATCCTACGTTCCACATCAGTACGTTTTTTCCCGAGTTCTTCGGAATGTACTTCCAAACTTTGGCGTCATACGTCGATATTGCAGGGAATGGTGGCATATTAGCTGATTTTTCAGGAGTAGTAAAGGGCAAGGGCTCCGAGATGACATCAGCTCTTCCAAGTTCTCCAGCCTTAAGATTTCTAGCGACAGCCACACAGGTGAACTTAGCCTTAGGCCAAGCGATCTGTAAAGCTCGAGACAGTACGCCAGTGGAGATGGCGACATATACTTCATCTGGAGGATCGATCTTACTAGCAGTATGAATGATGCCAGCAGTAGCAAGCTCGTGCTTAAGTCCAAGGGGTACGAAGAATGCGTCATTATCGCCTGCCCATTTCGCTGCGTATTGGTTGAGGATCGGCATAGCTGCGATGCGCTTGAAGTGTACTTCAGCGCCTTGTTCGATGCAGCATGCTTGGTGATGAGACACGACTTTAGAAGCCGGCATGAATAGCACGACTTTCTTATTGTGATGCTTGGCCACGTCTAAGATAGAAACTCCAGCTAGACCTGTGCGTGGCTGAGAGTAGACGATCGTACTGTGATTCATCTTCGATGCTAGGAGATCACCTGCTCGAGTCTTAGTGCCTACGATGAGGTCGTCTCGAACTACGCGAACTCCCTCGTGCTCGATAACTACTGGGTCCGGATTGTACGGAGTCCAGCCCGCTGCGAGATTCAGATAGTACTCGCGGGCCTCCTCATACGTACAACCCGGCCAGAGCTGGGCGTCTTTGTTGATACCGTCCTGAACGTGTGTATCATGTGCCATTAATTCAACCTGTCATACTTGTTTGTCTTGAGAGACCACTCTCGCGGATACACCCAATCATAGGGGATCTGCTTGGTCGTAGACTTGATGCCCTGCGTAATCGCGATGTGCTTATAAAAGAAGCAGAGCTTATCTTCTAAGTTCAGATACTTCTGACGAACCATCGGATTCGAGGGATGATGGTACAAGTATACCATATGTTCAACAAATTGTACACCATGTTTATTCGTAGGAACATAGCTTCCATTGAAATGAATATCATACTTCACCTTGCTCATAAGAGGCTGACAGTCGAAGACTTGCTGAAGTCCATCGAAGAAGCCGGTGCCACCGTGAAGGAAGCTCTCAGGATCTACCAATTCAGGATGAGACATAGCCACGTGACGAGCGGCGTTCTTACAAGGATACATCGCGTTGCGGAATCCCTGCTCAGTTACGAAGTGCTCGTTGAGGATCTTAGCGAACTCCATCATCGTGTACGGCCTGTTCTTACCGACTAAGACGTGGCTAAGAGCCTTAGCTGCTTTCTGAGGCCCGTATAGTAACCACTCTTCTACCTTCGTGCCCTTAGGATAATAGATCTGAAAGAGGTCAGACCTGCAAGGACGATTGCCTTCATTGATATAATCGCGCAGACCAGATTGATTACCGCTATGCCAAGATAAGAACGTCTTCCAGTGTTCGTTAGTGAATGAGAATAGGATACACGCGTGAAGAATTTCTTCAGGTTCTCGATAGTCTTTGAGATACTCTACGAACGGACACTCGTCCCAATGCAGGCGATGAGAGAACTGTTGATAGTTATCTCTGAGGAGGGAGTCTTCGCGCTCGTCATATGCGCGACAGAACTCGAAGAACTTCTCATTTCGCTCTTCCTGTGTCCAGTCTTTCATCCAACTACGGCTCGGCTTGCCGCTAGGAAGCATATCAACGACGGCTAAGTTATTATACACGATGTCTCTAGAAGTGTCAACTGGAAATAAGCTCAATGTAGTTTCCTCGCCATCTCTTTATACTTATCGACAGTCAGTCCAGCTTCTCGCAAGATCTTATCGTCTGAAGGGTGGGCAGACATGCCATTAAAGGTTTTGACAAGACCGAGGTCGAGCATTGCACGCTGCCTTCCGAACGGGTGATCTTTGATTCGACAGCTTGACCATACGCCGTCGAAGTCCAGATGGTCGTAGTGTGCACCAGGTCTGATGTAGTTTTCGACCCAGCGTATGAAGTCGCAGCAAACGTCTTCCGCATTGTACGGAAGAGATCCCGTATCCGCATAGATTTTCTCCATCACTTGATCTAGAAATTGGTCTTGGTTCATCTTCTTAGTAGGTGTCGCGAGATAGGATATGCACTCGCGAGCATTCGTCCCGTAGTAGAACATGCTATCGAGGTTCACATACTGCGGATACCAATCAGCGATGTCTGCCAACACAGCAGCGTACTGGAACTGATAGACACGGAGACCGTTCTTCTTGTTCCAGTCGAACATCCACTCTCCCATCTCGCGAAGGTCTTTCTTGGCATTGCTCTTCTGCAGCCACTCAGCCATATCTCTAGCGAGGCGAGGCGCGAACTCAGACAGATAGTAGTCGCCGTTCCTCTTGTATGAAGAACCCTCAGGCGGTTTGGGGAATGCAGGAAACTGGTAGCCGACAGAAGTATAGAACGGAGTCGGATAAGCATTGACCATCTTTGCCATCTCTTCGATGGTTCGAGCTTTATGCAAGTCGAAGAGGATGGTGTTGTGGTAACCGGATGGCTGAGTCGCGTAGTTGATGGCAGAACCACACACGCGATGAAGAATGAAGATGTAGAGCCACTCGGGCAGGTCAAAGTCTGTGTGCTTGCCTGTCCAGGCATGAGCTACCATCTCACGCTGGCGAGTAACTTTGCCGGCCTGCATCTTCGGCCAATACGGATGGTCCGGAGTCCATCCGTAGTACGCGTCGTTGACTATTTGAGAGAAGCCGGCGAGCTTACGTTCTACTACGTCGTAGAGAGTCACCTTCTCCATCAAGTCGTCGTTCATCTCAGAGTCGGCGTGGTCGATCATGCCGTGTGGAGGCTTAGTAGAAGTATTGCACTTCTCCTGCTGATCCTTAGCCATTTCGAAATAACGAAGGAACTCGTCGTAGTAGACTGTTGGCTCAATCCTCATTCACATACTTTCTGATTAACTCTATCATGGTGTCGTTAGGATCGTAGTCTCCGATCTTATTTAGACTACGATTCTTGAATGAGGGATGATATAGCTTCTGGTGAGGTATGCCGATTTTAGTCATTGCTGCTGCCGCGTGATTACCGAGAGCTATGACTTTCTTGAAAGGAGATACTCGTTCTTTGAGAAGATCATACCTGATAACTTTACTGATGATCGAAGTATCCACGTCTTCGATGTGAGGTACGATGTTGCAAAGATCCCATTCAGTAATTCCTGCCCCGTGCATCCAGCCATTAACTCTTACAAAAGAGCTGTTCTTTGTCGGCTTCGTAGCTGAAGAAGGACACAGACCAATCAAGATAAGCGAATCGCTTCTCTTGTGTCCAGGCATGAAATCGATCATGTCTTTCTGTGTGTAACCAGCGGTAAGATAACAATTACGAATATGCAGTTCCTGCATATGCTTGTCTAAGTCAGTTTCAAACTTTGCTGCTCGTGTCATTGAGGATCTCATAATATATGTCTGCTTCAGTTAGCATTTGTTGACTAGTCATCCAAGACTCGCCCCACGGTCCAGTAAGGAGTTCGAATGAGAACTTCATCACTGCTCGCTTGATTCCTGCTTGAATGACGCCTTTGGCACACTCAGAGCAGATAGGCAGTCCTGTTACATAGAGGGTGGAGCCGTTAAGAGATACGCCTGAGTGACACGCGTTGTAGATGCAGTTCATCTCTGCATGTACGATGTACTTAAGCTTTACCTCTCGGTCGTTGAGACGAGAAGGCGAATCCTGAATGCCGCGAGGGAATCCATTATACCCCTGCGATAAGATACGCTTATTCTCGTCTACGATCACGGCTCCGATCTTTGTCTTGTCCTTGGACCAAGAGCCAATCTGCTTGGCTAGATCTAAGAACCTATCGTCCCATTGATAGTGGGTTGTCTTCATCACTTCACCAGATGGAAGTGGTGTTCGTATACGTGAAGCGATCCGACGTTCCAGATAATAGG